GCGGCTTGTGCAATTTGTGCAGCTTGCGCCATTTGTTGCTGTTGCGCTTGTGCTTCCGCGCGCTCTTCGCGCACATCCGCAACTTGACCCTCACCACGAACAACTGTGGCTGGCGTGTTTGTCACTTTAATAATGTGCTTGGCTAGCCCATCCATGTCTAAGTGATCGATGATGCTAGAATCCAGATTCATCAGCGGCATCAAAAACTCAATCATCTGCAGAATTGACTGCACATCGCCAGACCGCTGTGCGCGCGCCAATGGCGATACATACTCAATATCGATCTGTCCGTTTCTTAGAATCTCAGGCGCTGGCAAGAATTGTTTTTGGCGCGAGAGGATTGCAAAGCAGCGGTTGATTAAAGGCTGAAGTAGCTCGGCTTGGAGGCGACCCAGAACTGGGCCTAGAAGACGCATTTTTTCTTCGGTTCTCTGAATCACCTCCGTCGCCGTCATCTGTGGGCCTTGGCCGAGGATGAGTTGATCCACATAAAACGCGGCCCTAATTGCTTGGCGTCGTTGCTCAAGCATTGCATCGCCGAGCGGATTATTTGCACCGATGTTCAATTGCTCAATGCGGTCGCGAGTGCCGCTGCGGTAAAAATTTAAACCGCCAGGGGTCATCCTGACAGGCATGACCATGCCGTCATCGGGCACCATTAGCGGGGGGTGTATCTGAAGCTGTGCCGCCCGTATCACAATCTCAGACATCTTGTTGACCATTTTTGTGTCACTAAGCGCTGTCATGCTCGGACTTCTTCCATAGCCCCGCTCGAATGACGCCTTTAGAAACCTGGGTACACAATATGGAAAATCGTCATAACCGCTCTCGCCAATAATTTGCTTTTCATCGGGGTCGATGTAGATGCTGGCAAACGGTTTATTGATAGCGTTGCGCTTGCGCGTATCGCGATCATCGCGCGGCATTACAATATGTAGCAATTCGATTTCGGCGTAAGGGTCATCGACGTTCAATTTTTGTATTCGTTGTGTGACCTGTTGCTCTCCGAATTGCCGCACGGCTGCGCGGGCACTGGTTTTGTATGATCGAAAAACCGTGTCCACCCGGCCTTGTTCATTCTCACTTACCCAACACTCGGCTATGTGTCGCGTTGAAAACCGCAAGCCATCTTTATCATCGGCCTCAATAAACATGACGCCAGTGCCAAACGTCACCAAGTCGCTGTATAACTCGTGGATTTGCTCTTGAAAATTAGATCGAGCCAAATGCGCGTACATCACGTCCGTCGCACCCTCGAGCCATTCTTTGGCCTCATCTTCGCCATTCAGTGCGTCTGCCGCGTACCTTAGTGAAAACCAAGGGGTCGCGGCATTGGTCAACATGCCATGGAGAGATGCCGACATGAGTTCCGCGGCATGGATTGCAGTGCCGTCAAAGATAAGCTCGGAGCGTTTGTCGCCGCTGGTGCGCTTCTTTGTGATGTCGGCCTTACGCGGGACAATGTAGTCGGCGACTTCTTGCCAATGACTTTCCCAAACCTGACGCTGTGTCTTTAATGTGCCATAACGCTTTATAAGCGCGGCTGCACGCGGATCGTCTGTCATGCGTTACTGCCCTAACAATGTTTTTTTGGTCGTCGGTGCGGCACTCAACAGCCCTTGACCGCCTGTTACCCGCGCGGCCGCTTGCCCACGCTTTTTTGTCACCTGACGCTCCACGCGCTCTTGCTCTTTAGTGTCTTTGGGCTTAATCGGCGGATCAGGCGGAACCGGCGGAATTGGCGGCGGTGCGGGTGTCGGCATTTGCGGCGCACGCATAAAACACATTTATTTTCTCCTGACTAAACGATAAAACGCACGCTGCTCGTGCCCATAAGCATCGTCGGTTTCCTCAATCTTAAATTTGCAATGTTCTAACCAGCGTAACGACGCCCAGTTGCGGGCATCAACCCAGTTGTAAATGTAGTCGTATGGCTGCAATAGAATTTCAGTCCAATCGAGGCACTGGCGCAAAAAACGCAATCGGTATGCGCTCGAAATTAGTTCCTCACTTGATAATAAATAAGCTACGCCAGCGCGTGGGTCTTCGATGCAATCGCGAACGCCAAACATCCCAATAATGTTTCCGGTGTCGCCGATGATTGTATAGTTATCTATGCGCTGCCAAGTGAATCCATAAACCAACGCTTCAAGCGGCGTTACATTATCCGACGCCTTCAGTTCATCGCGGTCGCCGCGCTTGATGTTTCTGGCTAACTCAATGCAGTCAATCAAACGAGCTTGGCGCACATACATTATGCAGCCGGTTGAAAGGGATTGTAATCGCTGATCGCGTGCGGTTGCGGCGGTGCGCCGTTAAATTTATCTGCTTGCTCTAAACCGACCGACATATACCGAAAGCTATCGGCGCTATGTGACGACCAATCGTGGACTGGAGAATCTCTAAATGTTCGTGTGCGCTCGTTATACGCGCGGTGGTAATGCCTGAGTGCCTCTAGACCCTTACGGCAGTTGTCGCGATCGAACCAACATCGCGGTATCAGCATTCTTGCGGCGTGAATCCCATCCTCGACCGGCAACCGCGGTACTACTCTAAAGGTAAGGCCCAAGCTGTAAGCGGCCTCTCGCCGACTCTTTCCGGTGCCCATCTCTTTGACCTCTAGATCGTGGGGTCCGTAATGGTGGCCGTAGGTATAGGGTTTGCTATCAAGCTCTGCCACATAGTGCGGCAAGCCTTCGCCTCGGTTCTCATAATAATCTATAACGTGTACTTCGCCGCGGCCGATGCTTTGTGTAAACCAGATAGCGGTGTAGTCGTGCACACCGATATCCCAGAACGTATCTACCTTGTGTTGTGGGTCGTGTGGCACGCTGGTGATGCGGCCTTTGTCGTCTGCGGCTTGCAGTTCTTTTCCAAAGATGGAGCCCGGAACATTCGCAACCCACGAACACTCAAATTCTTGGTTGTACTGATCCTCGGTCATAGTAGCGCGTGCGGCAGCGAGTTCATCGTCGTCAATTAAATTTGTTTCGCTGGCCTTATACATCTGGCGCGACCAGCCTTCGGTGCTTGCTGCGGCTTGCCATAGATCGTGGAAATAGTTGTGGCCTTGCGGCGTGCCCAGAAAACAAACGCCGCCCTTTCTGTCACTGGCGGCGGGCCTGATTATCTCAGGAAACAAACTTTCCGGGCAGTTGGCTACCTCGTCGATTACAAATAGGTCGCCATAAATTCCGCGGATGGAACTGGGGTTTTCTGACCCTAATAAAGTTATTCTCGCGCCGTTTGGCAGATCAGCGCGCAGTTCAGTCTCGTTAAATTTGGTGTTGGGTATGTTAGCGGTAAAATGTTTCAAGTAGTCCCAGGCGACTAGTTTTGACTGGCGAAACGTGGGACTGATGTAAAACAAGCGCGGGTTTGGTTTCGTTTCCTCAATGGCGCGTTTTATAAGGTGGTTGATGGCACAAACCGTTTTGCCCCACCTACGGTGCATCACCAAAACATTGAAGCGATTTTCGTCCAGCATCTTGTGCACTTCGACCTGGAGCGGCCGCGGCGTGTAGTCGATCTGGATTGTCGTCATTAGTGTAGGCTCGTACTTTGTTGCTCATGCTGATAGGGCTGCATCAAAATATCGAGAAATAGTTGAGCGTCGGCGTCGTCTAGAAAACCCTCAAAAAAAACAGCGAGGGTGGCGGGGCTGTCTTTCGTAGCTGGTACGACATACGCCGAGTACATCATTTTGATGCGCGGCCCATCATGCTTTTCTTTTTGTTTTTCTTGCTGTTTGGAAAGCCTTTTTTCATGTCGCTATAGGCAGATTTGCTAATTGTGCTTTTCTTTTTTGAGCGGCTAGTGCCCGCTTTTTTTCGACGGTTGATGTTTTCATATAAGCTCATGGTTCTACTTCTTCTTGTTGCGTTTGCTAATTGCTGCGGCCTTTCGTTTGGCGTCGGCCTTTGAAGACGCGCCCCACGCCTTGAGAGAGAGCAACAAGCGCGTGGGACGGCCCTTTTTGTCGCGTTCTGGGCCTTTCATGTTACCCATCCGCGCCAAAAAGGAAGCGCGGCGAGGGTTGTCTCCGCGCTTTACCGGCGATTTAAGATTGCTGCCGGGGTTCTGTCTTTCGTAGCTCTTACGTCCTTTTTCATTAAGGCCGCCTTTTGGGTTCTTACCAGCTTTGCGGGTCCAGGCGGCGGTCATTTTTTTCGCTTTCTGGCTAGATTGGCGGCGCGTGACATAACGCTCAGATTGGCTGGGCGGTTGTCTAATGCGTTGCCGTTTTTGTGGTCTACGTCTTTGCCATCGCCTTTTTTGACGCGCCCCTGTTTCTGCAGCCTGTAGCGGGCGCGATTGCGGGCGGCGCGCTTGTCTTTCCGTGTGCGGGACTCGCGACTGTATTCGGCTTGGTAGTTACGCATATAAGCCTCGGCGGGCTCAAAGTGACTGAGCCTCAGTTGTGAACGTATTATCGTCTAGGGAGCGGCGCCCGAATCCCTTGGGGGGTGGGGGGGGTCGCGATCCAAAATATAGGCCGCGGCACGCCAGACTGAGCCAGTATTGTGCAGATGTTGCGGCGATCGTAGCTAAGTCATTGATAACATTACCCGCAGCCACAGGTCGTCAACCTTTAACAGCTTTGGGGGGGGGTGGTCTAGTTGCGAATCATTCGCATTCTCACGCGCGTAATGCTATGCAGATCCGTGTTGTTCTTACCCATCGTTTGGCACCAACGTCACGACCTCACCTGTCGGAGTAGTCTCATGCTCTATCGTCTTTGGCTGTTGCACGTCTTGGCCCCACACCAGAGTAATCGAACCTGAGTTAGACTCCACGTCTTCTTTCTTACCACGCACCCCACGCGGCTGCATTTTTGCAAACGTCCATTTTTTAGAATCAATCTCAAGCCGTTTATTTTGCACATAAGCATTAGCCAACTTCGGATCGATCCCCGGCGGCAACGGCTGGCTCGCAAGATCATGGATTTCATCTGCCAACACTTCGGCTCGAATTGCCAAGGCTCTAGCATACATCTCGTGAATCTCATCGTCACGCACCGCAGATTGCAGAACGGTCACCCAATGCGGCATAGCATCCGAGCTATCGCAGATCGAACGCAAACTACGCCCGCGACATAACTGGTCACAGACTTTAAGCATCAGCGATTTTGTCAGCCGCTTCCGCACCGATTTTTTTGCCATAAAAAAAGGCCGGTCAAGCCAGCCCCTCAATTTGTTGTGTCATCGCCCCACAGAGTAATTTTTTCTAACCCATTTTCGCACGTTCCGCAACACTATTTTGTAAATTATACCACAGCCCCAAAATGGCTCGCTCAAAGCGCCTCTTCACGGTCTGGGGATGTAAGCCAATCACACGGCCAATGCGGGTCCACGACGGACCTCGCTGCCGCTTCACTGCACTATGCGCCGCAGCCCACACAATCTTAGAATCTTCCTCACTCATACGCATAGTCATTTGTAAGGCCCAATCGTAATTACGAATCGATCGTGCCGTCGCCGCCCCCAAACGAACTTCCGCCTCACCATAGCCATAAGCCATACCAGGATCTTTTGCCACCTCGGGCCACGCCGCACGCACTCTCAAATCAAATGCACGAGGCAATCGCCTCTCGGTGTCAGCCGCCTCAAAAAATAAACCGGCCAGCCCATCAACCCCACCACAGTGGTTTAATACAATTTCAGCTAACTCACCTTCATTCATTACAATTCACCCGGCATCGGTATACCGCTTACCGCATTCCCTAAAGGAAATGCGGCAAATGCGGTAGGTGTTACCGCTTTGCGGCCTACCGCGTTTGCGGTACTTTGCGGTACTTTGCGGTATGATAAAAATGTCACACATTAATCTAGCAACCATGCTTTTTCGTCCCTAAATCCAACAAATTCGTCACCAATAAGACCGTCTGCGGCACGCCTGAAGGCCGTCCACTTGTGACCTCTTTTTCCACTCATCATCACAAACGCGGCCTCGCGCCACAAATCTTCATCTACAATTCGGCCGCGCGCATCGTTGACCGTTGTTCCATGGTCAATGATTGCGTTTCTTAGGGCCTTTAATAGTGTCTTTTGAATGGCGCCCCGCGGTCGTTTGGGCTTGGACTTCTTAGATGCATCAGACAATGACACGACGCATGAGGTGACATCTTTGCCGCGCGAATTGACGCCAAGCGGCACTACATTCAAGCCAAACCCAAACTCGCCCTCGATCTCCAAATCGCGCTGCTTTGTGACTGTCGCGACCGACACACCGCTGCCCGCACTCACCTCGATCTCGGTGTCTACCGCCGCGCGCAGCGAGGAATGGCCCCTAGCTCCACGCGCCTCATCCTTGCCAGTGTGGTGCACCAGCATGACGTGGCTGCGCGCTTGCTCCCGAATTCGGTCACAATTGGCAATCAGCGCACCCATGTCTTCGCTTGCATTCTCATTGCCGCCAGCAATTACCCGCGCCAAAGTATCCAGCACAATTAGTCCCGCCCCTTTGACCCGCGACGTATTAATAAGCCGGTCAACTGCCTCGTCATCATTAAGCAAATTCACAGCCACCGGGATGACGTAAAACGGCAGCTTTTTAGTCACCCCATAGTGCTTGCGGAAAGCCGCCACCCGGTTGCGGATACCAAAGCTGCCTTCGGCTGCAACATATAAGACGGGCATTTGAGAAACTTCACGCTCCCGCCATGCCCACCCCATCGCCACATGCATAGCCAGGTCTGCCGCAAAGAAAGTCTTGCCAACATTCGAAGGCCCGTACACGACCGACATAGATCCAGCAATCAACAGACCTTCGACGAAATCATCTGCGCTCAGAACTGGCGTAATGTCATCGGCACTAAGGGTGTCATAGACAAAGTTTTCGTCTAGCTCCTCATCAGTGAACAGCGGAAACTGACTACATATTGAGAGCAAATCACTATTGCCCGCAGCAATCCAATCAGAGATATCAGCCTTTGGCGCCATCGCCTCACACACCGGGCAATAACGGACGGAGCGCGCATACTTAGCAATTACTGAGCAAGTTTTACGCGCACCACGAACGCCAGCGTCATCGTTGTCAGGCACAACATAAACATCACGGTCAGCAAAATACTGCAAAGCGCTTGGGCTCCAAGCTGAACCACTCCCGCCACTCTTCGTTGTCGCCACGAGGCCAACCGCCCGCAATGCGTCTGCATCTTTTTCTCCTTCAACAACGATTACATAATTAGATTTGAGCATGTCGGGCAGTCGATACGGCAGTCGCTCAATATCGGTCATACACCCTTTGCCAGCGCGCCATTTGCCATCGACAAAAGCGCGCGGCATGAAAGATTTGGGGCAGTAACGAAAGACCTGGTAACGTAGCTCACCATCTGCATCTACATAGTCGTATTTTTTTACAATCATGCGCGGCGCTTTGGTTTTGATTGGTGCTAAACTTGACGGCTCTTTAAGAACACCGCCGACACGGTTCTCAAAATCAAACCATTTGCCGGTCGATAGATCGACCGACACGCTGCCATTCGTTCCAAAGCGCAACTCTACCGCCGACGACATCAGTTTATTGACTGCGCCGAATTTTTCTTTGGCTGCGTTTTCGATACTCATCGCCATTCTGTGCAATTTCGTTCCATACTTCTGATTCACTTAACCCCATCAGCTTTGCGATTTGCATCGTTGAAAACCGGCTGATGTAGTAGCAGTCCAAAATTACTCTATTCACAAAGTCATTTTACCGGCGGCAAACCGAATGGGTCTTCGGCCTCATACTCGGCCTCAATGCGCTTGTCGAAATCAGCACGCACCTCATGCAGTCGTCCGACTACGGATTGCAAAAACTGCAACCACTGGTCAGGGGATAGCTGCGCCAAGTCACTTACCCCAACACTGTCCAGGTACTCACCACCCGCCTTGCCGCAAAGCAGCAACATCTCATTTTCGACCGGCAACCAATCCGTCATTCCATTCTCCTTCCACAGCTTCAAACATAGGGTTGAGCAAAACCAAACATCTTTGCCCGGTAAACCAATCAACGCTGGGCTAAAGCCAAACCCTCGCGACATGCGATAACAAACGCGGCAAATGCTTCGACTAATCGTGTACAATCGCGTTCAATTTTACGGTCACAACTCGAGACTCTCGGTAAAACGGCTCAAGTGCGTCACCGTAGTGCGCCTTCACCGCCTTCGTATCCAAAGACCGCCTTGTAACTTCCGAAACGACCGCCTCGTAAAAGGCACCGCGCTGCCCGCCCTTTTCTTGTAGTTCCAAGACAATCTCACGCTCCCGCGCCTTCATCACTTTCAACTCGCGACGGATCTCTTCCAAGCGATCTGCCAAGGGAAAGTTCATTCGCGCGTTGTCAGTTTTGTTTGCTTCAAACGGATTCATTTTTTATCTCTCCTCTATCTATCCAAATCGACTCATCGGCCAGCCGATACGTCACACGATTTTTGAGGTCATCAACTTCCATCACTTCGCCGCCAACCAAGGCCGGTCGAAACCGCTGATCGTCGCAACCCTCAATTTGTTTTGAGAATGGTAAAATTTCGTCATGCCTCTGACAGTGCCAAGCGCCATCGGCAACCGGCTTGCTCCACACGCATGATCGACAGTTGCGCTTTGGCGCTGCGCCGTCGTGGCAGACACCACTAAACTCACAAAAGCGGCACTGCCAAAAAGACGATGATTCACTAATGCGATCAGGCAAGCGGTCGCGCTCTTGGATTATTTGACGCGCGCGCTCCACATAATATTCCGCATTCGCTCTATGAAACTCAGTGCGGCAAGAGTCCCACTGCCGACCGCCCGCACTGGCGACCACCATGTAACCACGCTTGCGGCCGCGGTAGAGCATGTATAGTTGATGCTGCGCGTAATAAGTGTCGCTCCACTTTACTAGCGTTCCTTTTTCGCCTTCTTTTTCCTTAAGCTTTTGAAACTGAGCGAACCGTTTGTCGGAGACACATTTAATTTCCAGCACATGCTCAGTCTTCGGCGCTTGCAAAAGTCCAAAAATTTCACCGTCGAGGTGACCAGCAAAATGACCGTCGTGATCTAACACCTCTATTTGTTTGCCGGTTTCGGGATCGCGATCAATCACCGTCGCGCCACTCAGGCGCAATCTCTGGATAATTAGTTCCTCAGTTCTATGGCCGTCCGCAAAGTTTTTTAACGTCTGCGCGCTAAATGGATCAGCACCTACGAGCGAATGGCGGTAGGCAGTCTTCCGTGGACAATCGCCAATACCACTCATGCCCACATAGCCTCTCGGCGCGCGGTTCGCCTCGCGCCTTTCCATGGCCCTATCAGCGGCTTCCAATGTTGGGTCAGCTACTTTTATCTCAACCATTATTTGCTCCAAAAAAAGGGGGGCGACCGGAGCCGCCCCCAGTTTGCCGCTAGCCCTGCCAGGGAGGAGTCGGGGCCGCGGTCGCCACCTCTTGCAGAGGGGCTGTAATTGCTGCTTGAGCCCCTGCCGGTGGAGGCATCGAATCAGGTGGCTCGTAGGCAATTACTTCATTTTTTGAGGGATCGTCTTTACGAATACCGATGCGAAAGTTCATTGGCTTCGCTAACATCACATCGCTATCTGTGATGTTTGGCAGATACAGTGCTTTGGCGATCTCAGCTAATTTCTTAATACCAATTTCGACCGCCGCCTCGCTGGTCTTATGCCAGAGGTTTAAGTTGTCAAAGACCATACGGTTATCGCCTACGCGAATCTGTAGGCTTAAAAAATCATTGCCGGTTGAGCTAGTTCGCTGCTCGGCCGCAACGATTTCACCCAAATAAACGCCAGGGTTAAGGGGTTTAAAATCAAGCGTCTCTACTGCAGAAGTATCAAAGTCTAACGCGACCATCATGCGGCCTCCTTTTTTCCAGTGATTTCATTAATAAGTGCATCCCAACTCAATGGGAGTTCTTCAGGAATTGGGTAGCGGCTCTTCGCTACAAAGGCGGGCCGCTCACTAGTCCTCAACACACGCTCACCCGTGCCTACGGCGCGCGTTACTTTTCGCCCAAACCCGCTATCAATTTTTTTCGTGCTAGTTCTGTACGTTGCAAACCCAATAAGGTCCGCAGACTCCATGCACACATCACCAGCCTTGCGGTGTAGTTTAATTTCGTATCGGTCGTAGGCTTCCGCTGACGGGTCTTCAAACCGCTTTATGTGGCTATGCGCCAGCATAATAACGGCCATGCCTTTGTGATTCCGCAGATGGTTCAGTCCATCTAGAAACGAGCGCCAGACATCAAGGGCGTGGACATAGCCTTTGCCAAACCCCAAACTTTCAATCGACTCAATTTTGTGAACCTCACAAATCCGCTTCCAAATCAACGTCTCCAACCAATCAAGACTATCAACAACAACCGTCGCATAATCGTGGGTTTCGTTGGCAAGCGTGCCGATGGCTTGCTCAATGTCTTGATACGTTGTTGCGACAGGAAACCGCGCTGCACCAACAACGTCAGCGCCGTCCTCGGTTTGTAAAAAAATGGGGTTTGGTGCGGACGCACCAAAAGTTGTCTTGCCAACGCCAGCAGGGCCATACAATAAGCAACGCGGCGGGGCCATGGCAGGCCCGGTCACAATACTAGATAGTTTCACTGTCTCTCTCCTTCTTCACTAATTTTAAAAACACGTCTTCGCGCACTAAATAGAGCCGCGGCA